AATTCATTTTTTCTTTTAGCTGAAAGAACTACTGATATATTTTCTAATGGTGTACTCAATTTACTTATATTTTTTTAATTCATTGCTTGGGTCAGAGTTATTTCCTTCTTCTCTACCACCACCGGCTCCACCAGGTGTACTTGGGAATATTTGTGTTTTTGTTATTCTAATTTCTGCACCAATTTGATTTAATAATCCAGTTATTATTGCATATAATGTTTCTATTTGTTTAATCAATCCTTCAATTTGTGCTTTTAACCCAGCGTTTTGTGATTCTAGTGATGTTCTTAATATTGATTCATCCGTTGATTTTTGTACCACTTGTGCAATTTTTGTTGAATACAATTCAATTAAATCCGTAAGTGTGTTTAATTGATTTTGTAATACATCTTGTGTTTGTTCTATTTTTAAACGTTCATTAATTTGTTTTTCTAATTCAATTTGTAAATCATCAATTTCTTTATTTAATAGAGGTATATTAGAATTTAAATTGTCTAATTCAATTTGTAAATCTTTTTGAATTTGAACCTCAGTATCATATATATCTTTTGGTATTAGATTTTTTTTTGATTTATTTACGTTTGGTATTAACTCCGTTATTTCAACATCTATTGCTTTAGCTAATTCTATATTATCAAATTTTGAGTTAACTAATGGATTAAATATCAATGTACTGGCTACGTTTGTATCGGAAACATAGTTTATATTATAATCGTTTGTCACCATTGCCTGTGACCCCAATTCCGTTAATATTTTATTTAGGTCATCTTTCCTTTTTTGTAATTGGACTGCAGTTGCATTTTCTAAAGATGTTAATGCCATTATTCTACTATTTTAAATGTCAATTTATCATCTATTATGTCGGTTATTCCGTTTTGTAAAATTTTAATCTTTAATCTATAAACCCTATCTGCTGCATATGTTGACGTATCTAAATTGAAATAATTTGATGTACTATCACAACTTAATTTAGAATAATCACCAAATGGGACTATTATTTCGTTTGTTATATAATCTTCAATTTGATAATATGTTGAACCTGATGGTAGATATTTTGCTTGGTCATATCCAAATGTTGTTCCAAATGTTTTATATGGAAACATATCTCTACCTTTAACTCTTATTTTTACTTTAGAGTTTGAAGGATATTCATTTTTCAAATTGGTAACTACAACTTTATAGTCATCGCTTGCCGAACCTGTTACAGGTGTTAAACTTCCTGTTATGAATAAACTATCATCCCAAACTAATTCTAATTTAGGTTCATATATTGTATTCGTTTCCTTTGAAAAAAACTTTAATAAACCATAATCTAAACCATCATTGTCTGTACTGATTGACGCCGATGTGTGATGATGTAATATAATTCCATTGTTTGGTAAAGAACCACTAACCCATAAATTTACAATATTGGTAATATCCATTCTAATATCATCTGGCTCATTACTAAATGACTGACATGCCATAGATGCGGTATACCAAGTACCACCGCCACTACTTTTTATTGAACCTGTATCCGAACCGGGACTATATGAACTTGTTAAATCCAACCATTTAGAACTACCATCTCTGTAATACCAACTCACACCATCGGATGTTATATTATCAAATTTTGTACCAGTTCCCATTGTCCAACTTTGAGAAACTGCGTTTGCATAAATTGAATATTCTAATGGTAACTCTTCCGAATTTGCTGATTTTAAATTTAAGTATGTTTTATAATTAAACACATAATCTCCGTTTGAAATACCCAACGCTAAAGATGCCGACTCTAAATTATATGAAGCGGAAACTACCAAAGATTGTGTTACATAATTATTCCAAGATGCAGAATATGATGATGATAAACTATTGGTAACTGATAAACTAGTACTATATGATGATGACCAATATAATGATGATGATACTGCCGTATACCATGAAGATGATATTGTGGAAACGGATGCACTATTTGAATTTAATAAACTATTCAACGATGCAGATTCTTCCAAAACAACTTCAGAAATCTGTGTTGTATCAAATTTAATTAAAGTTCTAGCTACATCCATAACAGAACCATAGTAAAGTTTACCTACTTCTAATATTTCATCTCTACCTGCGTTTTGTTCAGGTTGTTGAAGATATATACTTGCGTCAAATGACGATGTAAAAAATTTATGCATTATAAAGCCCTCCCTTTTATGTCTTTGTTAGGAAATTTAACTTCAAATATTGATGGGTCTAAAGAAGGATAGACAATCTTACCTTTAGTTGCTTCATCTATATTATATTTATTTGGTGAATAATTTGTTCCAGCTTCACTGCATAAATTTGAAATCTTAACGGATGGTACACTCATAACTCCTTCTACATTCGCAAGAATTAATTCTATTTCTGAAATGTTTATTGGTTTATTAAATGTCCAATTATCTATATTAAAATAATCTTTCAATTGATTTAAACAATTTGTAATAACTTCTCTTTTATTAAAATTTGAATAACATATAATTTCAAAATCACAACCAATGTTTATAATAAATCCATTAATCATATTTACTGCGTCTGTTATCATACGATATTCACCTAAATATGTTTTTAGATTTTGTTTTACGGCTAAGTTTAAATTTGTTAAATTTTTATTTAAATCATATCCTAAAACATACATATTAATTGCAAATGGATTATTATTTTCTGCAACATTGGATTGTTTTTGAGTTAAATATTTAATCAATTCTTTTTGAATATCTGTTTTAGATTTTGTTTTCAATCCATCTACTAAATTTGTAAATTCAGCAATATTTTTTGGATTTGCAAGTATTGAAGCAGGACTATTATTGTCAACTTCACCATCAGGACTAACATATACTTTTGCAACACTACCATATCTTTCAGGCATTGATAAAGCTCTTACAATATAATCTTGTCTAGTTACTGCTCTATTTTGAGAACCAAACATTGCAATTGCATTATTTCTAATTTCATCTATTGATTCTGCACCCCTACCACCAACTGCAGGTTCTAAATTTTCAGCTGCTACTGTATTTTTTATATCATTATATATTCTCAAATCGGTATCACTTAAGGATAGTAAATCTTCTTCAAATTCAATTCTACTAATTCTATTTAAATCACCAGTATTTACATTTGATTCAACACCACCACCTACTAAATATTTTATAGTCAATGTTGTATTTGTGGGTGCTATTCCAAATGTATTTGTTTTTAAAAAATTAGAAGGGTCAATACCTTGATTTAATCTATTAACCGAATTAGCCAATCCTAATCCTACATTTTTTGGGTTTGGTAATATTCTTTCATCCGACATAGTAACATCACCACTACCAAATTGTAAATCAATACTATCATCAGAATTTACTTTTACAGAAAACCTTCTAGGTACTTTTTGTACTTCTAAAATATATGGTACTGTATTTGAATATTCTGATAGTTTTGAATTGTATGATGTGTTTGGTTGTTCTACAAAAATAGTTTCTTGAGCCAAATAAGGTACTTCATAATATTTTATATTATCTTCATCAACAACCGAATTTATTGCAATTATATTTGAATCAACAATCGTGGCCGTTGGATAATCTACATCATTTGTAGTAAATGAAATCGTTGTAGTTTTTTCAGTTGCAGATATTGCTTTTACTTTTTTAGTAATTAAATATCTAGATGGTTCTTGTGTATTTGTATCTCTCTCATATACATCAATTTCTCTACCGTCTGCTAATGAAAAATCAACTATATCTGTACTTCTAAAAGTTACTCCGTTATTAGAATCAATTTGTAGTCCATCTTTTATTTTAAGATAAAATCTATCGTCTGGTTTATTTAACGTACCCAATCCAATACTTGGAACTATTTGATATATAGTTAATGTAGTTACTGCAGGTGATGTTAATTTGGGTTTATATCCCATGGATTGTGCCAATGCTAACACATTTTTCTTTTCACTTGCATATGATAGTATTGATTCTTTTAATTGGGTATCTTGATAAAAAGATAACATATCTCCAATTGCAGCTGCCTGTTCTATAAAAATAGAACCAGGTGAAGCTTCACTAAAATCGGAGTATGAATCCGGAAAATAAGTTTTAGTAAAATCAATTAAATTTTGTTTCAATGTTGCAAAATCTTTGCCAACATAATTAAAATTTTTATTTTGATTTCCCCAACTTTTATCTAAAGGTTTAAGTGCCATTATTAATTATTTACATTTACTTGTATTGTTTCGGTCAAATTAGGATTTGATATCAATGAAAATTTTATATCCAATCCAATCCTATTATTATCTATATCATTATTATCATAATCAAATATAATTTGATTTATATTAATGTTTGGTATCCAACTTTGAACGGCATCTAATATAGACGATTCTATTCTATTCTCTAAATTTTCTCCGTCAATTTGTTCAAAAACTAATAACCAAATGTCACAACCAAATTCGGGTTGTTGTAATCGTTCTCCCTTTTTTGTTAAAATTAAATTTTTTAAATTATCTTTAGCTTGGGTTAAAGTTGTGTAATTTGTTGCAAAAATACCATTAGAATTGGAAGCTCTATTTATTCCAATTCCTAATATTTTATAATTATTCTGTGTTAAATCGGTTACATTAACTTTTCCTAACTCTATTGCCATTATTTAAATCTTTTTACTAATTCCGAATAATCTCTTGTCAATGCTTTCATAGTTGCATCTTGCAATGCATCTCCTGTTGGTTCAAATTGTTGTGGAATGTTTGTAGGCATTTCCATATCTCTATAATCCATAGTTTCCCAATCTCCATCCATAGTTTGTTGTGGTTGTATCATATCTAACACACTTCCACCTGCACCACCCATACCACCTTCTGCTCTATGAGCTGCGGTGAAAGGTTGTGTCATATTCAAAATCTCATTTATCATTGGGTCTTTTGAAAATTCTCTTTGTGATTTTTGGGTTTGTTGAACTGGTTGTTGTCTTTTAACCGGTGTAGTTTCTGTCATCTCTCGCAATGATGGAGTAGATGGTTTTTTTTGTGAGTTTAATGTAACTGCACCAGATTTGATAAGTTTAACAAGTTCTTCTTTTACTTGTAACTTAACTTCGTTTTTAACAACTTCTTTAATTAAAGTTAATAAAATTTCTGATTTCATAATAATTGTTTTGTATATGTTTAGTAATAAATATTGAAAGTTAAAATTTACCCAATAGTAATATTTTGGGTTTGTGATGCGTTTGCAAGTGCTTCCTTTTCTTCTTTCTCTTTTTTCAAGGCCAATTCTACTTCTTTGATTTTTTCTCTAGCCTTATCATCCTGATATGTAGAAGTTAATGCGGTTTGTATAGCTTGTGGTAAATTTTTTATTGATTCTAAAAACTCCGTATCATCTCCTTCGGTAACGTCTCCCAATGCATCAAATCCTATTGCCAAAGAATTCAAAACTAAATTTGGAGTTCTCGCCGCATTCTTTAATACTGCGGATGGATTTGATATTGGTTTTACTACATATCCCACCCATGGTTGAATTCCAGGTGCAGGAGGTGCAGGTGGAGGATATTGACAAAAACATTCAATATAACCTGTTAATGTTAATAGATGTAATGCTGCCGATGCAATAAAACTCATTAAAAATGGTGAAAATGGTGTAACAGGTTCTACTAATATTGGTGTCCATATACCAGGAAAAATACATTGACCGGTGATTGTTCTTAAATTTTTTACTGACCCAATGCATGGTATAATTGGTGTTTTAATCGTTGATAATTGTGCAGCCATCCAATAAGCTTTGACTGCAAGTCCGATATTATCCAATAATGTTTTAGTATCTGAAATGTTGGTCACTTGTAATATTCCAAATAAAGTATCCTGCATTAATTGTTTGTTTCCAAACTCAACCGCCAAATTACTTAGCATAGTACCTCCACCACCTCTAATTACAGAATCATATTCATCTGCA